GGAATCATTGAAAGTGGTAGGTAGAGTTGTTATGCTTTGTGTTATGGCTCCAATGGTAGTGAGTAATAACCAAAGATTACACGAAATTGGTATGGGAATATTCCTTGTAGGATTCATTTACACCATCTTGAAATATCATGTCTATGCGGTGAATTAGCTTATGGTCACTCATATAAAAAAATATACTATAGCAAGTGTAAGAGTAATCTATCATATGCCTGATTACATACACATTCTTAATGAATTTGTATGGCAAACCAGAGACAAATTACCTGATTATCCTCGTATACAACAATTCCTTGATTATTGGGATAAGAATATTGACGGACCAATTAAGGATGTTTACATATATGATCATGATGCAATGGCAGGAACTATTAGACATGTAGATAGAAGATTTAAACTAAACTGAGCATAAAGGGTACGGTTCTTGAACTATTATAAGTAGGGGTTATTTTTTTACTTATAATAATAGATCAATATGTATCGTAAATCATGGGAAGCAAGACATTATTGGGTGAATCAGTTTGGAATTATAGAACATGATATTTTCGCTCACATACCACCACAACATTATGTAGTAAAGTGGAAAGAAGGATTTGAGAGAAAAGAAAAACATTTCGACAATAAGAAGAAAGCTCAAGCATTTTTCAGAACAGTAAGAAAGACGGCAACGGACTTTATACGAATTGTCAAATGGCATTGACTTGACTTATTGATATTTCATGATATAATTATATTATGAGTTTATACACAGATCAAAAATACGTGGGATTACTCTCACCTCGCCTTGACTTATTCAAACAAGTACGCCAAAATTTATGGAATTCACGTTGTCCTATATGTGGTGATTCTCAAAAGAACAAATCAAAAAAGAGAATGTACATTTACGCAAAGAAGCAAGACTTGTTTGTGAAATGTCATAATTGTGGTTATGGCGCCTCTCTTGGAAACTTCATAAAACAACTTGATCCTCACCTACATAGTCAATATGTTCTGGAGAGATATAGTCAAGGTCAAACTAATCATCGTAAAACAAAAGAGCCTGAGTTCCGCTTTGAAAAACCCAAGTTCAAACCTAGACCAGTTTCTATTGATTTACCATCTATCAATGAACTTGATGAAGAACATTTTGCTCGTAAGTATTTTGAGAGTAGAAAGATTCCAGAATCTTTTAAAGATAGGGTTTATTTTTCAGAAGATTTTAAAAAGTGGGCTCAATCAGTTTGTAAGGTAGATTATTCTAATTTAGGTAAAGAAGAGCCGAGAATGGTAATCCCGTTCTATGATACAGAAGGAAAATTAATTGCCGCTCAAGGACGGGCATTGGGTCAAAATGAATTACGGTACATTACAGTAAAAGTTGAAGAAGATAGTCATAAAATTTATGGATTAGATAGATGGAATCCTGAGACAACTACATATATTGTAGAGGGTCCGATTGATTCAATGTTTCTTCCAAATTGTCTTGCGGTCGCTGGGGGTGATCTCCAATCAATAAAACTCGACAAGAAACAATGTGTATTAATATTCGATAATGAATCAAGGAACGAGCATACTGTTAAGAAATTGATGAAAGCCATAGATGATGGATGGACTGTTGTGATTTGGTCTAACCTTAGATCCGATAGAAGAAAATTCAAAGATATTAATGATTTAATTATTAATGGACTGTCAACTGATGAAATTCTTGAAATGATAAATAAGAGAACGATGAAGGGATTAGAGGCGGATTGGACAGCAAGAGAGTGGAGAAATGTCCAATGAAATAAAGGTTCATGAACATGGGTTTGTAAAATTACTTGATGTCATGGGTAATGATGAAGAAGTAGAAAACGCCGCAAGAATTAGTTATGGTGAAGGAACACGAAAGGTAAGTCAAACACGGAATCTCATCCGATACCTAATGAGACATAAACACACATCACCTTTTGAGATGTGTGAAGTCAAGTTCCATATTAAACTCCCAATTTTTGTAATGCGCCAGTTAGTCCGTCATAGGACAGCAAATCTGAACGAGTATTCTGGACGATACTCAATCATGTCAGATGACTTTTATTTTCCGAAGGGGAAGGAATTAAAACCCCAATCAACAACAAATAAACAAGGTAGAGAAGATGGCGAATTGCCCAATCCAGGAGAGATCGAATTTGAAATATATCGAATCCTTGATGGTGCAAAGACCGCCTACCACAATCTATTAGATTGGGATCTATCAAGAGAGTTAGCACGTTTAGTGCTTCCTGTGGCGAATTATACCGAAGTTATTTGGAAAATAGACCTAAACAATTTCTTTAAGTTTTATCATCTAAGGGGTGATAGCCATGCTCAAGAAGAAATTCAACAGTTTGCTAATGCGATGTGGGAATTAGTAGAACCTAAATTTCCTATATGTTGTGAAGCATTTACAGATTATGTATTGAACGCAAAGACCTTTTCTGCAAAAGAAATGGAAATAATAAGAGAACTTCTGCCTACCATTACGGGGTCAGACAGATTATCAGAACGAGAAGAAACGGAATTTTTAGACAAATTAAAATAGAAAGAAGGATGAAATGCTACCTACTGAATACCAACAGTTTATTCACTTATCAAGATATGCACGATGGGATTATGAGAAAGAACGAAGAGAAACCTGGGATGAAACGATTGAGAGATACTTTGATTTTTTTAGTGGACATTTAGAAAAGAACCATAAATTTAAACTAGAAAATGGTGAAAGAATAGAGTTAGAAAAGGCGGTTAAGGAACTTAAAGTAATGCCTTCAATGAGGTGTTTAATGACGGCAGGACCGGCGTTAGAGAAAGAAAACGTTTCAGGTTATAATTGTTCTTATGTAAAAGTTGATCACATTAGATCATTCGATGAAATACTATATGTACTCATGAACGGAACAGGAGTAGGATTTTCGGTAGAAGAAGATTATGTAAAGAAGCTTCCCACAATCCCCGAAGAGTTATACGAAACAGAAACTACAATCGTGGTAGCAGACTCTAAATTGGGTTGGGCAAGAGCCTTTAAAGAATTGATTTCATTACTTTATGGTGGACATATACCAAAATGGGATGTGTCTAAAGTGAGAGAAGCTGGAGCCCCATTAAAAACTTTTGGCGGCCGGGCATCAGGTCCTGCTCCCTTAGTAGACTTATTTAATTTTACTGTAGCTTCATTTTGTTCTGCGGTAGGTAGAAAACTCAAACCAATAGAGGCACATGACATTGTATGTAAAACGGCGGAAATTGTTGTCGTGGGTGGCGTCAGGCGTAGTGCTCTTATCAGTTTGTCTGATCTCAATGATCGAGAAATGCGATTTGCCAAATCAGGTCAATGGTGGGAAAAAGATGTACAAAGAGCGTTAGCAAACAATTCAGTTAATTATAAAGAAAAGCCCGATGCAGGGACTTTCATGCGAGAATGGTTATCTCTCTATGATTCAAAATCAGGAGAACGTGGCATTTACAATGGTCTAGCCAGTAAATATCACATAAATGACCTAAATACTAGAGAAAAGGATAAAGATGGCACATACATTCAAAGACGAGTGGCGAGAGATGATTTCGGGACAAATCCTTGCAGCGAAATCATTTTACGATCCAGAGAATTCTGCAACCTCTCCGAAGTTGTCGTCAGGAGCGATGACACTCTCAAGTCTCTCAGAGACAAAGTTCGGGTTGCAACTATCCTTGGCACCTTTCAATCCACACTCACCAATTTCAAATACCTCTCAAAAGAGTGGCAACGAAATTGTGAGGAAGAGCGATTACTGGGAGTCTCACTTACCGGAATTATGGATAACTCCTTAACAAATGGAACTAAGGGTGATACAAAGAAGTTATTAAATGAGTTAAGACAAGTAGCAATAGATACAAATAAAGAATACGCAGATAAATTAGGAATTGAACGTAGTGCTTCCATTACGTGTGTGAAACCATCTGGTACAGTTTCGCAGCTTGTAGATTCCGCTTCTGGTATTCATGCCCGCCATAACCCTTACTATATTAGAACTGTGAGGGCTGATAATAAAGATCCATTATGTAAAATGATGAAAGCGGAAGGCTTTCCTAATGAACCGGATGTAACGAAACCGGATCATACTACCGTATTTTCTTTTCCTTCAAAGAGCCCAAAAGATGCTATTTGTAGAAATGATATGACTGCTTGGAGACAACTATCTTTATGGCACACTTATGCAAAAGAATGGTGTGAACATAAACCAAGTGTAACTGTATCAGTTAAAGAAGATGAATGGGTAAATACTTCTGCTTGGGTATATGACAATTTTGATGACATTAGTGGTATTAGTTTTTTACCATTTAGTGATCACACATATAAACAGGCACCATATCAAGATTGTACAAAAGAAGAGTACAATGAACTGTTAAAACAAATGCCAATAAATGTAAATTGGGCATCATTATCAGATTATGAATCACAAGATTATACTAGTGCAAGTCAAGAATTTGCTTGTACTTCAGAGAAAGGGTGTGAAATAGTTGATATTTCACCATCAGTTACTTAACCTTAGTCAAGGAGGTCCTACATGTCAGTTAAAGATAAATTTGATGTGTGGTTAGAAGATGTAAAAGATAAAGTACATTTTACTTTTAAAAGAGATAAAATAGAAAAAGACAAACTCTACGAAACTAGGTGGGTGTGGTATCATACTGTGCTAGTAGTGGAGTTATTCATAATAATAATCTTATTGTGGTACATAGCGTTATGAGATATATGAGTATGACTAGGGTGATATTTTTTATTTTGTTTTTGATGAGTGTTATGGTATTGAGTAGTCAACCCAGAGCACAAGAAAGAGTATCAGATGATGGTTGGCCTAGTCGAGTTGTTTTCGATACTATACATGTATGTTATGGTGGTACAATAAGATGGATTGCAATGGGAAATCCTCGGCTCTTGAATCAAACACCGCCACCGGGTATTGCGCGTATAATGACAATCCATTGTTTTTGTGTATTAGATAAAATTAGAACAAAATTTAAGTACAGTAAATATGTTGAATACATTAATAAAGATTCTAAAACAAAACCGGAACTTATTCCAAAATTGTTTATGAAAAAATCATTAATGTGTATAAAAGAACATGATACTCTACCAGGATTAATATTATTAGATGATGAAGCGTTAAAAGGACTTGACGAATTTGTGGAAGATAATGCAACTAAAGTTGACAAAAAATTAGAGGTAAATCCGCCCGATTCCGGGAAATTAGACTCACCAGAGCAACCAAAGGAATATTCTAAGGATACACCTCTGTTAAGTTTTTAAAAGGAGAAAATGGAAAAGTTTAAGCTATTCATTTTGTTATGCTTTTCTATGTTAATATTCTTTGCCGGTTCGGTACAGGCCATCGACAAAGAGGTTATTGAACATATAAGAAGATCGGTAGTATTGCTATCGGTAAATAAATTAAAAGAACCACAACTTGATACACCTAATTCATTATGTTCAGGTGTGTCTATCAATGAAAAAGGTAATATATTAACCAATTTTCATTGTGTGTATAACCAAAAAACAATTCATCTATATTTTTGGGATGAAGATGATTGGACAGAATATAAAGTAAAAGTAATTGGAGAAGATCCATTAGCCGATCTAGCAGTACTTGAAGTAATTGGATTAAAAAGAAAAGTTCCATACTTAAAATTTGCTAAAGATATTCATATAGGCCTAGAAATTTATGCTTTCGGTCATCCTATGGGAATGGTATGGAGTTTATCAAGAGGCATTATCTCTAATAACGAAAGACATGCAAGACATCCCTATGTCAAATCTATCCAAGTAGATGCCGCAATCAATAAAGGAAACTCTGGCGGTCCTATAATTAATGAAAAGGGTGAGATCGTAGGAATTGCCACATTGATGGTTTCAAGAACAAATTCAAATGCAGGAGTCGGTCTAGGAGTCAGAGCCGATGTTGCAAAGAAATCACTCACCGAAATGTTGGCAACAGGAAAAGTAGAACGTCCAGCACTAGGTGTCTCGGTTATTGCTCTTTTTGGAAAAGATAAACATATAGAAAAAATATTGAAGGACAATCCCGGTATAAATACCACGATTCCGAACAGTTTTGGTTTAATGATAAGTGATAAAAATAAACCAATTAATCCAATACCAGAAGGTTTAAGAGCATGGGACACTATAATAGGAATTAATGATGTGCCCATTAATACTGATGTTGAATTTGCTGATGAATTAATAAAATATAAAGTCGGTGAGAAAATTACTATTAATATTATTAGGGATAAACGGTATATGAAAGTTGGCAACATTACATTAAAAGTGTTTCCTGTTCCAACTGAACAACTATACAAAGAAAATAAGTAAATGGAGTAAATGGAGTTATGCCAGTAAATATAGTCTGGGAAGATGGAGACGCCACCATAAACATACTATGTGATGGTTGTGATAAAAAATATGAGATTTTTACAAGTGATACAGAAGGATTAGAAGTGTGTTCTTTTTGTGGCCACTACCTTGAAGTGGATAGTGAAACAGGAGAAACTAATGATGAAGAAGAAAATAGCTGGGATTGATTACTCACTAACTTCTCCAGCAATATGTGTTTATGAAAAGGAAGATGATGATCGATATTTTGACTTTGATGGGTGTATGTTATATTATCTATCTAATAGTGAAAAACAAAAACAACTGGCCGCCGGGTGTGGGTTAAGTAATCTACAGGCAGAGCCATATCCTGAATGGGAAACTGAAGAGGAAAGACATGATGCCCTTTCCTCTTGGGCTATGTCTATAGTAAAGGGATGTAGTGAAGTTTTCATTGAAGGTTATGCCTTTGCTACTTCTGCTCAAGCTGGTGTACGTTCAATCGCAGAAAATACTGGGTTATTGAAACACAAAATGTGGAAACAAAAAATCAAGTTCAGTACTTATCCTCCTACTGTAATTAAGAAGTTCGCAACAGGAAAAGGTAATGCTAACAAAGAGTTAATGTATTACGCGTTTACTAATGAACTTGTAACACCTACAGACCTCAAAGAACGACTAACTCCCAAAGCAAAAGCAATTAAAAACCCAATTAGTGATATAGTGGACGCTTATTATATTGCAAAGTGTGGTGCAGAGGAAGTACTATGACCGATAAAGAACGAAAAAGAATAGCCAATCGGAAATACTATGAGAAGAATAAGGATCGTCTTGCTGAGAAGTGGAAACATGATGACAATAGAAAAGAGTACTTGAAAGAGTATTACAAGAATAATAAAGAGGCTATTTTAGAACGAGCAAAAGAGTGGAATATACGTAACAAAGAAGCAAGAAAACTAATCGTTGAACGTGAAAAACGTAGTAAATTGAAGCCCTTTTGGGAAGTTAAGCCTACTAAATAATAAAGAAGGAGAAATATGGCAGATAAAATTATTCCAAATTTAAAGGCGTCATCAGCAGCAACGTTTGATGATTTAATGCTTGTTGTAGATACTCCTGCGAGTGCACCAACAAACAAAAAGATTACTCTTGCGAATTTGTTCAATAAAATTCCAACATACATTGGACACGCAGATACACCACAGACTCTTACTGGAGCAGGTGAAATAAATGCAACAACATCAATTACATTGTTAGTTACTAATGCAGCTAATGCATTGACAATCGCTGATGGATTAGTAGAAGGTCAAATAAAATATATTGTCATGAAAACTGATGGTGGAGTTGGAACACTTACTGGTGCAAATCTCGTTGGAACGAGTATTGTTTTTAATGATGCCGGAGAAGGACATACTTTAATCTGGACAGATTCTAAGTGGTATTCTCTGAGTAGTGGATCAGGTGGAGCAGCTTGGTCAGCATAACAACATTCTTATATTATGAATATAAAAAAACATCAAGAACTTATTGAATTGACAGACTATCTTGCTGTGTCAAATGAATATCTCATTCGCAAATTTAAAGATGGTGGTAACTACTTAATCATCGACACGTATGGCGATTTCTTGATAATTGAAAGAGATGAAGTGGAAACCATTTGTTCAACAATTTGGAGTGATCTATACGGTCCCGTATCAGAAGAAATCCCACACATCTTAAATTAATAAACACTTGACTTCTATGGCTTGTTGTGTTATAATAGTACCATAGAATGAGAGGTAAATATGTTAGAACATGCAGTTGATGCAGTAGGAAATTTTGATGCAACGATGGATAATTTATTTGTTGTGAAAGAAGCGGCTTTCGGATTTTTGACAGAAGCAAAAGAATCTCCATATCCATGGATGTTCGCCGCGTCTGTTGTTGCTGGTGCCCTACCTTTAGCCATGATATTCTTTGGT